GGTTACAGACAAACGACTTAGGATTGGTAGATAAGTATTATAAAGAGCAAATAAGACAGATAAATAACGGTAGGCTTTACACGTGTTATTTAAAACTAAACCCAGTTGATATAGTTAACCTAGATTTTAGAAAGCCTAAGTTAATTAACGGGGTTTATTATTATTTGAATAAGATAGAGGATTATTTAGCAGGTAAAGACGTAAGTACAAAGGTAGAATTAATACAAGTAGTATAATGGCAAGAGAAGAGATATTTTTCGGGGTTAATATAGATACGGGGCAACCTATTAAGAAGTTTGGAGAGTTAAAGGATAGAACTAAACTATTAAAGAAAGAACTAGACGGATTAAAGGTAGGTTCTAAGCGTTTTAACGAGATCAAAAAAGAAATAACAGCTAACCAAGCTACTATAAGACGTTTTAATCGTGAGTTAAGACAAACAAAATCATTAGCTACTAGAGTAGGTCAAGGAGTAACCAACGCTTTTAAAGGTGCTGGTGTTGCTATTGCTGGAGCTTTTGCAGTTAGCCAAATAACTAAATTTACTAGTGAGTCAATTAAACTATACGACAAACAAGAGAAAGCAGTAAAGAAAGTAGAACAAGCTATTAAATCAACAGGAAAAGCAGCTGGTTTATCTTTAGACGAATTGACTAAAAAAGCATCTGAACTACAAAGTAAAACTATTTTCGGAGATGAGGATATACTAAATAACGCTACTGCTCAATTATTAACATTTACTAATATTACCGAAGAGAATTTTTTAAGAACTCAAGAGGTAGCATTAGATTTAGCCACAGTATTAGACGGAGATTTAAAAAGTGCTTCAATCCAATTAGGTAAAGCTTTAAACGATCCTGTGGCTAACTTATCAGCGTTATCTAGGTCGGGGATTCAATTCTCTACAGAGCAAAAAGCAGTAATTAAAGAATTAGCTACTACTAACAGATTAGCAGAAGCGCAAGGTGTTATATTAAAAGAGTTAGAAAGACAATACGGAGGACAAGCAGAAGCAGCAGCAAAAGCTGGGGCGGGTGGATTGCAACAATTGTCTAATACTTTTGGAGATATGCAAGAGGCTGTAGGCAAACTGCTTTTCGGAAGTGGTAAACTTGTAGGTTTCTTGAAAGGTATGGTAGAAGGTTTTACCGATTTAATTACTCCAACTGATGAAGCGTCTCAAGCTTTGATAAAACAAAGGTTAGAACTTAATAGTTTAGCATCTCGTTTAAATCAAACTAATCAATCACAAGAGGATAGGGTTAAATTGATTAACGAAATGAATAAGGTTTATCCAGGATTCTTAGATAATTTAGACGCAGAGAAAGTAACTAACGAACAAATTAGAGATAGATTAAGAGACGTAAACAAAGAGTTAATTAATAAACTAACTTTACAACTACAAGAAGAAGAAGTGTTGCAGAAAGCTAAAGACGCATCTGAATTAAAGTTAAAATTATTAGACAAACAAAATAAGTTATCTAGTAAGTTAGTAGAGATTAATGAGCAGTTTGGTTATAGTATTGATTTAGTCACATTAAGTACTGAGGAGCAAATAGAAGCTTTAAAAACCAGGTTAGATGCTGAGGCTGATATTATACAGGTGCAAGGTGAGAAAGTAGGTATAGAAAACCAACAGTTAAGACAGTTAAAGGCTTTAAATATAATCACTAACGACTATTTAAGAACCCAAAAAGATTTAATCGAGATAGAGGAAGATGTACGCAAAGAGCAAGAGAAGAAACAAACTATTATAGATATACTTTTTGGGGGTAAAGATCCAAACGAAGTACTAGAAGAAGTAAAAGAAGAAGTAGAAAAAGTAGGAGAAGAAACAGGTAAAGCGTTAGGTAAAGGACTAAAAAAAGGAGTTCAAGAAGAGTTTGATATTAATCAAGCATTATCAGACATTGAAGGAGCTACGCCTGAAGGAACAGAACAAGAAGCTTTAAATGCTTTATCTCAAATAAGAACAGACGCTTTATTAGAACAGAGTGATAGAGAAGTACAAATAGAGCTAGATAAACAGCAAAAAATAAAAGAAATAGAGATGAAAGCAAATAATGACAGGCTTCAGTCTATGTCTAGTTTATTGCAGGGTACTTTGTCTATTTTATCAAGAGACGAGGAGGCTCGTAAAAAGAACGCTAAACTTATTAAGGCGGTTGCTATAGCTGACATTATAACTAACACCCAAAGAGCCTTATTAAATGTAGATGCATCTGGTAGTTCTCCGCTTTTTTTACCTAACCTTTTAACTGGTGGAGCCGCTGGTATTACTATTGCTCAAGTTCAAAAAGCTGCTATATTAGCCCAGTCAGCCGCTTCTGTTGTAGCTGTAGCGTCTCAAAAATTCCAAAGAGGAGGAGTATTAAAAGGTGCATCACACGCTAACGGAGGAGTGCCAGTTAAAATGGCTAATGGCGGAATGGTAGAAGCTGAAGGTGGCGAAGCTATAATTAACAAAAAGAGTACTGCTATGTTTTCTCCTATATTAAGCGCGATTAATTCATACGGTGGTAATGGGGATAAATTCGAGAGGGGTGGATTATTAGGTACACCAAGTACTACTAAGATAGGCGATACTACTAACGCTCAATTACTAGGAGCTTTAAATAACGTTAATTTTAACCCAACTGTTAGTGTAGTAGAAATAAACGAAGCACAAACTAGAATATCCGAATTAAACACATCATCACAACTATGAAAAAACAACTAGCTGAAATACTAGGAATTGATTTACAAGTAATAAATAAACTAAACGAAAACTATTTAATAGACCCTAGAGCATTAAGTAGGTTTATAATAGTAGAAGAATACAAGGGGATTAAAAAAACTAACCCTAATAGATCGAATACAGATATTTATATAGAGTTATCTATAAAACATAAAGTATCTGAAAGTGCTATTTATAAATGGGTAAAATCATACTTGTAAAACGCGTACTTTTTTAAATAAAATATAAATAATATTATTGTTGATTATGTGGTATAAAGCACAAGTTAAAGAGAATAAAGTAGAGGTAGATATTTTCGACGAGATCGGAGGTTGGGGTGTAACGGCTGATTCTTTTAGAGATGATGTTAAGTATCTATTAGAAGAGAACACTCATGCTAATGAGTTACATATTAACTTAAACTCTCCAGGCGGTTCGGTATTCGATGGTATAGCTATTCATAACTTTATTAGTAATCTAAACATGAAAACAGTAGTTAAAATTGATGCTCTAGCAGCTTCAATAGCTACGGTTATAGCTTTAGGTGCTGATGAGGTACAAATGAATCAAAACGCGTTCTTTATGATTCATAATCCTTGGACTGTAGTAATGGGAGAGGCTGACGAGATGAGGAAACAAGCCGATGTAATGGATAAAATTAAAGACGTTATAGTAGGTATTTACCTTAGAAAAACACGTATATCTAGAGCGGAGTTATCAGACTTAATGGATAATGAAACATGGCTAACAGCTGAAGAGGCTAAAAGAATGAATTTTATAGACGTAATTAGTGGCGGTCTTGCTATTGCTGCTTGTGCGACAACTGGTTTTATAAATAATTTTAATAACATACCAAAAGGTTTAAAAATGGCAGAAGAATTAGAAAACGTTTCTAATGAGCTAGAGGTAAACGAGGTTGAAACTACAGAGGTAGAAGAAACTGTTACCAATGAAACTGAGGAGGTAGAAAACGTAGAAGAATCTACGGAGGAAACTAACGAAGTAGAGGAAGCTCAAGAAGAAACTATTTTAAACAAAGTTAAGACTTACTTATCTAGTTTAATCTCTGAAAAGCAAGAAGAAAAAAACGAGCTTTCAGATAGATACGGAGAAGTAACTAACGAACTTAAAGAAGCTAACAACTTGATCGAGGATTTAAAAGCTGAGAGCGTAGAGAAAGACGACGTATTAAACAAGTCTTTAGATGCTATCAAGAATTTGGAATCTAAGAACGAGAAATTAGAAAAAGAATTAGAGGAATTAAAGGCTAAATTATCCGAGCCAGTAGGAGAGGAATTAGTAGCTACTCCTCAAAATGAAGTGAAGAAAGATCCTAAATCTTTCAAAAATGTATTAGCAGAAATTAAAAAACAAAAATAATTTAAAAAATGGCATTAGATTTAACGGCACTAAGTGCATACACAACTGAACACGCGGAGGAATTTTTCGCTAAATCAGTAATGAAGTCAAAGACAGCGGGATTAATGAACGTATTGTCTAACTTTAAACCAGGTACTCATAAGTTACCTGATTTTTCTCACGATTACGATTTATTTCAAGACGGGTCTTCTTGTGGTTTTAACGCGTCAGGAGATTTAACAATCGCTCAAAGATCAATTACAGTAGAATCTTTAAAGATTAATACTTCTTACTGTATGAGAGATTTAGAGGCTAAATTTACTAGACAAATTATGCCTCAAGGTCAAGAGTACGATGGTCTTGAGCCGATCGCGGCTGGTCTTTTAGGAGAGCTTGATAAAGCAGTAGGTAAAATGGTAGAATTAACTCTATGGAACGGTAACAAAGCTACAGCACCTAACGCGATATCTTCTTATGATTTAGTAAACGGACTTAATAAAGTTATTGCTGACGAAACTGGTAACCTTGCTTATGAAGGTGCTACAGGTGCATTAACTACTTCTAATATTATCGGAGCTGTTGAGGCTTTATATGATGGTTTAGGTGTAGATGCTTACTCTACTATCAATACTGACCAATGGGTAGTATTAATGGGAGATGACAAAACGAAAATGTACGAAAGAGCGTATAGAGATACTCACGGAGCAGTAGTTTACAATCAAGGATTCGAAAAGAGATATGTAGATGGTACTAACATCGAAATCGTAGGAGTTCCTGGATTGAACGGTACTGATAAATTAGTACTTGCTAAAAGAGATAACTTGATCTTAGCAGTTGATGTAGACGGAGAAGAAATGGACTTTAAAGTATTCATGGATCAATACGAAGAGAATGTATTAGTTAAGGCTAGATTCGCTTTAGGTATCCAGATTCATTTCCCATCTGAGGTAGCAGTAGATAACTATTAATATTAACGGGGAGGTAATACTCCCCTTTTAAAAATTTATACAATGGCAGAATGTTTAATAACGGCAGGCTGGGTAGGTCCAAGTTGTGATGATACTTTTAACGTTCCAGGTATTCAAAAAGATGAGATTTACTTTGCTAACAAGTCAGAGATTTCCGCATACTCTGAATCAGTTACTGGAGAAATCGACGGTATTACTTTTGATACATACAAAGGATTTTATAAAGTAGTGGTACATAAAGACACGGCTTCTTGGAGTGAGGAGTTACAAGTAGGTACAAACTCAGGTTATTTTTATAATCAAACTTTTTCTTTTAGAACTATTGATACTTCAACTTCTATTAGAAATGCTATCAATAACATGGTAGGTACTTCTTTAGTGGCTTTATTCAAGGATAAGAATGACAAATACTATGTTTTAGGAGAAACTGACGGTCTAGAATTGTCAGAGAACGCTAAGAACTCAGGAGCTGCTCCAGGAGATGATACAGGAGATGTATTAACTTTCTCAGGAGTAAATAGAGGAAAAGCTAAAAAATTCTTTAAAACAGATGCAGCAACAACAGAAACAACGGTAGCGGGTTACGTAGTTGGATAGTGATAGATGTGTGTTTAAAGAGGGAGGTGTTTTAAATATCTCCCTTTTTTTGTATTTTTAAAATAAAAAATATGACAAGAAAGAAAAGACAAAGCGATACGGTAAAAAAAGCAATAGAGGAAAGCAATCAAGAGGTTTATACAGACTTAGAGCCTAATAAAGACCTTAAATGGAAATTTAAAAACCCTAATAGAAAAGTTTTAATAGGTAGATATACTTATACACAAGAGGACTTAGATAAAAATCAAAAATTAGCAGAATACTTAATAGATAAAGGTTTAAGTGATTTGCTATGTTACGAGTAAGACAAATCTACTATAAGAATACTCAATTACATTTTAATATGAGGGATACTAACGACTTTATCCCTCTTTTTAACCCTACATCAAATCATCTTTTAGAATCAGGGGTAATAAAAAAAATGTACGAGGAACAAGATTATAATGATTGCGAGTATTACGGTGTAGTATCTCATAAGTTTTATAAGAAAATCCATAAAACAAGCTCATACGTCAAGTATCAAATAGAAAACTACCAGACTAAACCCGATGTATTTAGCTTTTTTGAAAAGAATCCTAAACTTAATTTAGTTAATCAGGGTAATACGTGGCATAGTCTTTTTAGTGATATTTACGTACGACTAGCTAAAGTATTAGAATGGGATATAGATATTACAAACCCTAGACATAAAATGGAGGGTATCTATTCTAATCATTGGATAGCTAAGAGTGAGGTTTACGAAGAATACTGCAAGAACTATTTAATACCTGTAATAAACGCGTTAGAAAGCGATAAAAAGCTAAATAGAATGGTTTGGAGCGATTCTAATTACATATCACACGATAGACTAAACGCTGAACAATGTAAAAAGATATTTAATCGTCCTTATTATACTTATCATTGCTTTATTTTAGAAAGATTATTCCCTATATTTTGTTATTTGGAAGAAAAAACAGTTTGCCATATATGAAGTTTACTATATTAGTTCCCGTATGGGGTAGATATGACACGTTAAAGTTGTTTAATGACTGTGTTATAAGATTACAAGAAGAGTATGATATTAACGTAGTTGCGGTAGGTAGTAGTGAAGCAGATAAAAAAGTATGCGAATCTTACGGTTATCATTATACTCAAGCTCAAAACAAACCATTAGGAGGTAAGTTAAATAATGGTTTAAAGGTTTGTAAGGATTTAGATAGCGATGCTTTTATAATGTTAGGTAGTGATGATATACTATCTAGTAACTTATTAAATTATTATGCTCAACAAATTAATAAAGGGTTTGATTTTGTAGGCTTTTTAGATTGTTACTTTTATGATTTAAACTCTAAAAATATGATCTATTGGAAAGGTTATAGAGGTGAGCGATCAGGAGAACCTATAGGAGCGTGGAGATGCTTATCTAGAGGGTTATTAGAGTCATTAAATTGGGAAGCTTGGGATAATCAACATCACTCTATTGATTATACTATGTGGAATAAGCTTAAAAACGTTAAAAAGCACGTTACTACATCAAAGAATAAGTTTTTATTAGTTGATCTAAAAAACGAAGATAACGTTACTAAATTTCGTAAATTTGATAACAGTGAAATAGTACACGCTAAAACTATATTTAACCAATATTTACCTAAAATAGAAACGCTTAAAATATTAGAATATGGAAAGTAATATTTACCATAACGGAGTTCATAATACGGCTATAGTACACCCTAGTGTAATAATAGGAGAAGGAACTACTGTAGGAGCTTATACAGTAATTAATGAAGGAGTAGTAATAGGAAAAAACAATGTTATAGGTTCTCATATAGTTATAGGTGGTGATGGAGAAATAAGAGGAGCTAAAAAGTTTGAAGGTAAAATAAAAATAGGTGATAATAATTTAATAAATCATCATGTAACTATTGATAAGCCTTTAAAAGGTTATACTATAATAGGTAATGATAATTTTATTATGACTAAATCGCATATCGGTCACGATGTAGTAATAAGTAATAATGTAACTATATCAAGTGGAGCTAACATTGGAGGTCATACACAGATTCATAACTACGCTACAATAGGATTAAACGCTGAGATACACCAAAGAAAAATTATAGGACAAGGTTCTATGGTTGGAATGGGATCAAGTATTACTAAAAATGTTTATCCGTTTATTAAAGTAGTAGGAGTAAATAAAGTAATAGGTTATAACAAAAAGAAGATAGCAGATTTAGATTTATCTATGCGTGATGTAATGATATTAGGTAGAGAATTTGAAAAAGATTTTTTATGAAGTTAGCGGTATGTTATACGGTGTTTAATGGTATTGAGTTGTTAGAAGATGCTATCGAATCAGTAAAAAGCGAAGTAGACGAGATTATTATTAGTTATCAATTAGTAAGTAACTACGGTAATATAAGCGATGAGTTTTTATATTGGAAAGATAAGAACCCACAATACAATTACATAGAGTTTAATCCAGATTTAAGCGTAGACTCTAAGACTAATGAAAAAAACAAGCATCAAGGATTGATAAATAAAGCTCGTGAGTTAGGGTGTACTCATTTCTTTTTAAGTGCTACGGATCATCTATATGTAACTAAAGAGATACAATACGCTAAAAAACAAGTAGAATGTAACGGTTACTTAACAACTTATACTAAAATGGTAACGTATTTCAAAGAGAATAATCTTTGTTTAATGCCTTATGAGAGTTATTATATGCCTTTTATTTGCTCTGTTAGGGTTAATATGGGGAATAAAGCTCCGGTAATAGTTGATCCGTCTTGTATGTTTAAACCTTTTAACCCTTCTAGGGTGTTTGATGCTAATGAGGTTTTAATGCATCATTTTAGTTGGTTAAGATATGATATAGATTCTAAGTTAGATAATGCAGCTGCTAGGGTTAATTTTTTAGATAAAATTGATTTATTTAAAGAAAAGTATCATAATTTTAAATTAGGAGATGATTTTCCTTATTATCCTAATCATAAGATAATAGAGTGTAAACCTCTTTTTAAATTGCGTACTTTTTATAAAAACAAACAATAACTATATTTAATTATATTCGCGAAAAATGGAAGAAAACAAGGATAAAAGTAATATTTTCTTTGTCAATTTAACTACTGAAACTGTAGCACCTAGTATAAACACTAGACTACATAAGAAAAAAGACTGGGTTTTCTTTGGTAAAGATAACTTATTCCCTCAGTATTTAATTGATTTAGCAGATAATTGTGCTATTCATAACGCTTTATTAGAAACTAAACATAAATTCATTCAAGGTCAAGGATTTATATTTGATGGAAATAAAAACCAAGTTAAGAAAGCTGAGGCTTTTGTAGAGTCTTTAGGTAAAGATTTTTTAAAGAAAACGGCTGTAGATTGTGCTTATTTTGATGGTTTTTATTGGCAAAGTATATTTGAGAGAGGTGGGAATGTAGCGAAATTAAAACATATAGACTTTTCTTATATTCGTTCGGGTAAAATGGACGAAATGGGAGAAGTAAACGAGTTCTTTTTCTCTCCTGATTGGGAGTACGCTACTACTAAAGTAAACTACAAACCAGAGGAGGAAATATACAGACCTAAGCCTATAGCAATATGGGGTACAAACGATATTGAATTAAAACGAAAAAGAGGTCAATTAATACAAGGTAAGTTCTATAAACCTGGGAAACTATTCTATGCTGAACCTAGTTATATAGGAGCATTAAATTATATAGAGATATCGGCACAAATAGCAGAACTACACAAGAATAATATAGATAATGGCATGGTAGGTTCTATGCATATTCATTTATTCGAGGATTTAAGCGATGCAGGTAAACGTAAAAAAGTAGAGAAAGCAATTAACGATAAATTCGTAGGGAGTGAAAACGCTGGTAAGGTAGTTGTAACATGGTCTACTAATCCCGACATGAAAACACAAGTAGATGCTATTCCAGTAAACGACTCTCACGATATGTACGCTCATTTAAGTGGTAAAGTAAACGAGGAGATAGTAGCTGCTCATAGAGTACCCTTGTCTTTAGCTGGTGTAAAAGTAGCTACAGGTTTACAATCCGATCAAAGTATTAATAGAGTATCTATGGAGTATTTTCAAAATACTGTTATTAAACCTTTTCAAATGCTTATTTGTGATAAATTACAAGATGTATTAAAGTTTAACGGTATAGATGTAGAATGTAGTATTAAACCTTCTCAACCTATTGATTTATTAGCTAGTGATGAGTTAATGCTTCAAACAATGACTAAAAACGAAATAAGAACTAAAATATTAGGACTTGATGAGTTAGAGGGTATGGATAACGTACAAGATAACGTACAAAAAGAAGAATAATGGCATTAGATTTAGGTATATTTTTAGAGGGTGCTGAGAGTAGTTTTAAGGTAAAAGTATCTAGTAATGATACTCAACCTAACTACTTAATTAATAAACTTACTTCTAGTGATGCTTCGGTAACTATAACAGAAACTAACGACGGAGGGATAGAGCAAATCGATTTAACAGCAAGTAGTAGTTCGCCTTTAACAACAAAAGGAGATTTATACACTTTTGATTCTTCTGGTGCTCGTCTTGCTGTAGGTACAGACGGACAAGCATTAGTAGCAGACTCTACACAGCCTACTGGTTTAAAGTGGGATACTGTTTCTGCTGATAATTTCGCTACTGCTGACTTAACCTTAACGGGAAATAGAACACATGATTTGAACGGTAACGTCTTGACACTAGATAACGGTCAAACAATCATTAAAGGAGCTGGTTCAACTTCTGCAACAACGTCTTTACTTGTTGAGAATAGTGGGGGAACAGATTTATTAAAAATTGATGATTCTGGGGGGTTTGCTTTAGGGGCGGGTGCTCTTTATACGAATGATAGCAATGTAAGTATAGGAAAAACAGCAGAAGCAACAGGAGATAGTTCTATTTCAATAGGAGTACTTTCTGATGCAAAAGGCACTTATGATATAGCTATCGGGAGAAACTCTTCAGCGGAGTTTGGATATGGCGTAGCCATAGGACAAGGAGCGACAATAATAGCAGGGAACTATGGGGTAGCTATTGGTAGTGGAGCGGCAAGTCAAAATCTAGGAGGTATTGCAGTTGGAACAAACACGGATGCTACGGTTTACGCATTAGCACTAGGGTATGTTTCTCAAGCAACAGGAGATTCTTCAACAGCTATCGGCAGACAAGCTAATAGTTCTGGAGCATATTCGACAAGTATAGGAGGAAGACAGACAAAAGTTACTGTTTCAAATTCAATATTCTTATCAGCTTCAAGTACTACAAAAACCTTAGCAACAGCTAATGTATTTGCTGTAAATTTAAATAACGCTAACAATGTCCTTCAAATAGGACAAACAACTGATTCATATTACAGTGGAACTGGCTCATTTGGGTTCGGTACAACTTCCCCGTCAAGTAGCGCAGTAGTTGATTTTACAAGCACAACAAAAGGGGTTTTGATGCCTAGAATGACAGCCGCTCAAGGATCAGCTATAACGGGGGTTGATGGGTTAATGATTTACGTTACTGATACAGACGCAACTTTCACAAGTGTAGGTTTTTGGGGTTATGAAAGTGGATCTTGGGTTAAATTATAATAAATAAATAGAGTTATGGCAATTAAAGTAACAAATACAATACAAACAAGCGGAGGAAGTACAAATAGTTTGTACTTTCATATAACAGAGTTTTATAGAAACAAAGAAGGTAAATCTCAGTTTCCTGTTAAGTACTTCTTAGATGACACTAAAAGCCTAGAGGTGCAAATATTTGAAGGGGATTTAAAAAAGATATACGACTTTGAATTAACTGCTGAAGAGATTGGATCTGATAAGATTGAAAAACTAGCTTACGATAAGATTGGAGCGGAATTAAAAAGTAAATCATTAACACCACAATCGGACGAGTCTGGTAGTTGGGTAAACTATTAAATATGGAACACACACACAGCGACGTAAAGAATTTAATGGTAGTATTTGCAATAGCTCGTAAAGAGTTATCTTTAGACCGCGAACAAATTAAAGAATTAATCTCGCTTGAAGAGAGGGTTATTAAAATATTAGAAGATGAGTATAGCAGAAACGAAGCTGATAACGGAGCAGGAAGTTAAAAACTGGACTGATATACCTAATAACGTACAAACGTCTAATGTATCATGGAATATAACTATATCTCAGGATTTATATATTAGAGGTGCTTTAGGCGAGGATTTGTATAGTGAGTTATTAGATCAGGTAGAAAACGATACTTTAACAGCTTTAAATACTACTCTATTAAATGGAGATGATAGATTGTTTAGAGGACTTAAACCTGCTTTAGCTTGGTGGGTTGCTTATGAGATTTATCCTTACTTACATTCTAAAATTAGCCCTAGTGGTATTCAATCTAAATCTACAGAGGACGCAGTAGCGATAGATTCACGTTCTTTAGAGATTCGTAGAAACATGGCTAAAAAGAAAGCTGAGTATTATTTAGATCAATTAATAAAATATTTATGCGACAAAGATACCGACTATCCATTATTTAGAGATAATTCTTTACATAATACAGATTTATTATACGATGGATATGGGCAAAGTGGTATTATATTAGACGATGAGGATAATTGGGACGAGTGGAAAAGAAGTAAAGGAATAACTAGAGAAGATTTAGAGGGATAATATGGCATTTGAAATTACAAACAGCGGGGGGCTTTTTAAAATTAAAAACACTTCAGACGGTAGTATTAAAGCTATCTCAAAAGATGACGTGAGATTCAAGTTAGACGATAAATTAACTATATTAAAGGGTGCTAAATATCCTGTTTTAGTTATTAAAAGCTCTAATGAAGTTACTACTCCAGACTCTAAAAGTTTAAACGATTTACTAACTAAATTAAATAACTTAACATAATGGCGACTATAACAGTAGAAGGGGGGCAACTAAAGATAGTATATGGTAACTATATAGATACTATCCCTTTAGATGATGTAATAATGGAATCAAAAGGAGTTGATTCTGTACTATTTAAACAATGTACCGCGCCAGTAGTAGAGTTAGAAAGGAGTAATATTACTATCCCTACTTCTACGAGTGTAGAGGATTTAATAAATAAAATAGGTGTACTTGTAGACGTTAATGATAGTGGTATAACTAACTTAACTTTTGTGTCTTCTAAAAGCGATTTACCTTCTTCTGTAGGGGGTGTTATAACTCTACTATCTGAGCATACTTATTATTTCACTACTGAGGTGGATTTAGAGGGAGATAGACTTGTAGGTAGTCAAGATACCGTAATACTTGGTTCATCTTCAGAAAACGCATCTATAACTTCAACTGGTTTAGGGGTTGGAGTGGCTTTGTTTACTACTGAATGGACAACGCCAATAAGACATATAACATTTAGAGACGTTGATACTTGTTTAGATATTAACGGAGTGACTAATGCTCCGGTAGCTTTAGATTGGACTGGTGTTAATTTTTTAAATATTCCTAACGTTGGTACTATTTCAACTTGTGACAACTGGATATATTCAAAAGGAGCTTTTTTAAGTTCTACAAATTTAATCTTTACGGGTTCTGTTGGTACTATTGGAGTGGATAATTCAATTTTTGTTGGAACTGGAGCAGCGAATCCAATTATTGATATATCTTCAACGGCAACAGTAACAAGGCGATTTAGAATAATTTATTCGGCTTTTGTTGTATTTGGTTCTACTATTGGAATTAATGTTGATACAGCCGCTACAATACCAACAGAGGGGTATATATTAGACACTGTTAATTTTAGCGGTGGTGGTACTTATATAAGCGGAGTTTTAACAGATTCAAACAAAGCTTTATTTATTAAATGTGTAGGTGTTTCGAATACTTCTGTAAACGGTCAAATGTATATGCAAGACAATCTAACAACGACCGCAATAGCAGATACAACTAACTTTACTAAAATATTAGGAACTACAACAGCATCAGTAGACAATTCAAAATACTCTCATTCTAACAATAGATTAACTTGTAGTGCTGATATTGAAAGAAAGTATTTGATTCAAGCAAACCTATCTTTTAAGATTAACGACATTACGGCTGCGTTATTAAATGAAGGTTTTGAAAGTGGTAATTTTACAGCTAACTCTTGGACAGTAGTAAATGATACTACTAATGAATGGGTAGTAGGTACGGCAGACGCTGAAACGGGGACTTATTCCGCTTATGTTTCAGATGATGGAGGAACGAGTGCAGAGTATAACAATTCGACTTCTCAAGTGTCGCATTTTTACAAAGACATTACTTTTGGAAGTAGTTCAACAAACATTACACTTTCTTTTGATTGGAAGTGTGGTGGAGAAGACGGGTCAGGTAGAACTAGTTGGGACTATGGAGCAGTAGTAATTACAGATACTACTGATACAGTAACCGCAGGCAGTGAAGTATTAACGGCTGAGGCTTCTGTTGGAGGTAATGGAAGAATAGGAGCTACTACAAACAATAATAAGTTCAATTTAGACTATGGAACGAATCCAGAAACAGATTGGAATAACGAAAGTATTGACTTAACTGCTTATGCAGGTGAAACAAAGAGATTAGTATTCACTTGGAGAAATGACAGTTCATCTGGTGTCAATCCTGGTATATTGATTGACAATATAATGATCCAAGAAACAGATCCAAACACAGGACAAGATACTTGCCAGTTTGGTTTTTATGATTCTAAACTTGGAGCTGTTAGAGAACCTAGTAAAATTAAATCAACTACGAGTGCTTTTGGTAATTCTCAAAATATTAGTACAAATTGCGTTGTATCTCACGGTAACGGAGATTACATCGAAATGCACGTTAAAAACACAAGTAACGCTAATGATATAGTAGTAACAGATTTAAACGTATTAATAACAGAGATTGATTAATGACTCTAATACTGATGACATTACAGTTGAATTTTTAAACTTTATTTGTAAATCCTTATACTAATGACAATAACACAAAATAATACTAATGACTTGATATTTTACGTTAGTAGTTCATTAGCTAATCCGTATTATCTTGTAAGAATGGTAAATCAAACTACAAATAAAGAGTTTGCTTATATTGTTACCGATTTAGCTAGTTGTTCTTTTGTAGTGGCTCAAATGACAGAACCAGGTGTAGCGGGTGTAGATGATCCTGTAAATGGAACTATTAAACTAGACTCTGGCTATTATTACTTTTATCTATACGATCAATCATCATCAACTAATCTAGACTACACTCTATCGAATGAATTATTATTAACCGAGTCTTGCTACGTATTTAGTGATGAGGACTTAAATAGAGTATTTTTCTAATGGAGCAACAGATTAAAGATTTGAATGACAAGGTAGATAAAATTTACTCAGCATTAGTGGGTAATGATGATCTAAAAATAGACGGTTTAGTAGATAAAGTAGATAAGAATACTAAATACATTGAGAATGACAAGAAAATGAAATGGACAGCTGCTGGAATAATTACAGCGGTTAGTTCATTTATTAATTATCTTTTAAAGGATTGATTTTTTTTTTCTATATTTAATATATGGAATGGTTAGATAAAGTAATAGAATTAGAGGGCGGTTATGTAGATGATCCTACCGATAGAGGAGGGGAAACTAAATACGGTATCTCTAAAAAAGCTTATCCTAGTGAAGATATTAAGAATCTTACAATAGAAAGAGCTAAACAGTTATATATTGAGGATTATGTAAAGCCTTGTAAAGCCGATTTATTGAATAAAGATATACAGTATGCTCATTTTGACGCTGCGGTTAATCATGGTGTAAAAGGAGCGGCTAAAATACTTCAAAGAGCATCAGGAGTTAAAGACGATGGCATTATAGGTAAAATAACATTAAAAGCGTGTGAAAATTTAAGCTTAGAGCGTTATTTACTTTATAGAGCGTTTTATTACATGGAAATAGTAGGTAATAACCCAAGTCAATACAAATATATTAAAGGTTGGGCAAATAGATTAAAACATATATTATAATGAAATTGAAAAGTATTTTAAAAGGTTTATTTACTGGAGCTTTAAAAGCTGTACCAGTAGTTGGTAACATAGCAACGGAGATTAAAGAACAAGTAGAAACAGACACGGAACACGCACCTAAAGGCAAGATTGACTACGCTAGGTTATTTGGATATGCTATCATGTCTATTATAATTATATCCGTAATAGCGGGTTGGTTAGATTTAGAAGATGCTGAAACATTAATTAAGAAGTTAAATATATTTTCTTTTATTTCATAGGTTTTTTTCATAGTTTAAAGGGGGTCTACTAATTTAGTAGGCTCTTTTTTTGT